TCCATATTAAAGATTTAGTTAAACAAGCTGTTACTCATTCTGTATATAGAGTAAAACCAAATGGTAAAGTGTACGAAGGGGAGTTTGAAATTGCAAAGGATGAAGAAGATTTAGTTAAATTCCTTGTTGATGATGACAACCAAGATGAGTTAATCACTCTTGAACAAAAAGTTAAAAGCAAAAAATTAGCATCTGTATGATACCAGTAGATAGTTTATTATATAAAATAGATCAAAGATTAAATAAACTATCTACGAATGATCATCAACAAATCAATCTTGAGGACAAAATCTTAGCTTTAAATGAGGCTCAGATAAAACTTATAAAACAAAAGGTTGATGGTTTTAGTGTAGTTAGTGGTATGGGAATGGATTCGTTTAAGAAACGATATGAAGATTTGCAAAGTCTTGTAATAACATACAACCAACCCTTAAAACTAGAAATACTTAATAAGGAATTACATCAGTGGAAAGCATCTTTACATATTCTTGTCCCAAAATACATGTTCTATATAGATAGTTATGTATTAGCAGACAAAGGACGTTGTAAGGATAGAAAGATTTGGATCAATAGAGATCTTGCAAAGCATGGGGATTTACAGTTCATTTTGAATAATGACCATTATAAACCTTCCTTTGAATATCAAGAAACCTTTAATTTCCTATCTTCTGATGAAATATCAATTTTCACTGATGGTACCTTTACCCCTACAGATATATATATCTCTTACATGAGATATCCTGTATATATAGATAAAGAAGGATATATTAAGTTTGATGGTCAACCCTCTGCAAATCAAGATTGCGAATTAGAAGCTTATTTAGAAGATGAACTTTTAGATTTAACAGTACAGAATCTAGCAATGTACACTGAGAATCAATCTGCTGTACAAAGTGCAACATACAGGATTCAAACAAATGAATAAGAATTTTAACAATTAAATTAATATAAAAAATGGCTGATTTTTCATTAACCACGTTATTCGTGGTGCCAGTAGGACAGACTGCTCTTCCTAGCTCTGGTTCAACTCAAGACCTCACTGCAGGTCAAGTTGGTATTTTTAGAAGTGACTATACTTTAGCAACAGTTGCTAATATTGCTGCTTCTCCTTATTTTTACGTAGCTCAAGGTAGAGTTAACACTTATCTATTAGGTTCAAAAAGATCTGATAAGATTAAGGGTTGTCCTTCTGGAGCTGGATGTAGTTCTAACATAACAGAATGGTACAAAGTAAATGGTTGCCCTACTGCTGCAAATCAAATTACAGATGTTGCTAATTTTAACGTACAGTGTGGTGATGTTGTTACATTAACCCTTCGTGCTCACTCTAGCTACATTGACACATTGTATTTCAATGGTTTCACTCGTTCAGTAACTGTTCAAGCTCCTTGCTGTGACTGTGGTGGTGATCCTTGTACAACTGTTGATGTACCTGCTTTGATTGATCAGTTTATTATTAAGCTTAGACAACAAGCTCCAGGTAATAATCCTGACAACATTAGCTTCAACACTTTCTACACTTTTGAGCGTATTGGTGATGATGCAAATGCTATCCTTCGTATTACTGGAAAACCTTTAACTGTATATGGTCAACCATGTGATGTTGCTGCTTTCCCTTACGAATATGATAGAATGTACTTTAGAACATTTATCTACAATGGTCCAGCTACTACTGCTGACTTTATTGTTGCTGATAACTGTGATATTGTTGCTGACGCTGTAATTGTACAACGTGCTTCTTATCCTTATGGTGGTTCTGCTGAGATTGCTCAATTAGAGAAAAACTACTACAGCTACCAAGCAGGTTACTTAAAGCATCTTTACAGAATGGCTGGATACAACGAGAACTTTGAGTCTTGGGTATCTCAAGGTGTTACTTATGACACTTATTACATTAAGTTTAATGAGTATAACAAGTCTGCTTACCAGTGGGGTGATTATATCATGGAAGATTCTATGGTGATCATTGCTGCTCCTAACTCAGATGTAAGTGGAATTGGTGCTGCTATTGAGGCAGTGTTAGTTGCAGGTCTTGGTGCAGTTGCTAGTGATAGCACTTGTATCACAACCACAACCACTACATCTACTGTGGCTCCTTCTACAACTACAACTACTTCAACTTTGATTCCTTAATCAAAACAATAGTTGTGTAATACCAAACCTATGCCAGAGGTGAGAGGATTAAATCTCAGATCCTCTGGCATATTTATTTAAAATCAATATGCCAGCATTAAACTTAGATATATTAGTAATACCTACCTATAGTACATTAACTATAGGAGTTGCAGATGCATCAACCTATCCTACAGATCCTCCAGTTGTAACAGCTCCCACTATTGAGATTGATGTTCCTTCTTTTGGAAAAGTGGTTCTTCCTTTTGTTGTAAATGATTTTAATGTTTTTAACTCAGCATCTTTAGGGTTAACACTTATTGGAGAGCCATTATTGCCTCTTCCAGATGGAGTGTACACTCTTAGATATTCTATTGCTCCTGCCTATTTAAACTTTGTAGAAAAAACTATAATGAGAATAGATAAGATACAAGAGAAGTTTGATGAAGCATTTATGAAGTTGGATATGATGGAATGTGATAGAGCTATTAAGACACAACAGAAAGTAGACCTAACAAGTATATATTTCTTTATACAAGGATCTCTTGCTGCTGCTAATAATTGTGCTATAGATGAATCTAACAAACTTTATGCTCAGGCTGATAGAATGTTAAATAATTTCATTAGAAATAATTGCTATTGTTCAGGTAATAACTACTTATTAAACTTCGTATAATATGGCTACTTGTAGAGGATGTAAAGCCACCTTTGGCTGTGGATGCCAATTAAAAAATGGTCTGTGTGCAATGTGTGCAGCTGCTGGTACAAAACTTAAACAAATTATAAATTATGTTAACTCCTAGATTAACTAATTGTCCAGAATGCACAACTATACCTGCATTACTAAGTGACATAAACTGTAAGTTCAAAGAACTTTCCAGTAATTTATATAACAACCTTATATATTCATTGAATCAACCAGTGCCTGCAGGAGCTATGATAGACCTTCTTAATTACAAAAGAATACTAGAGTATAAATTTTGTAATGAGAATTATGCCCCTGGATACACTGTAGCAATGATAGCTAGTAGAATAAAACTTTTAAAATATAAATAAATATAACCATGTCTTGTTCAAATTGTTTTAATGGCTGTGCTGAAATAGTCTCAGATAAATGTGTTAGGTATACAGGAATTGATATTCCTCAATTTGGTATTTCTAATGGGGATACTTTATCCTTTGTAGAAGATGTTATTATTACGTATCTACAATCTGCATTAGATGGAACAGGAATTATACTTAATATAGAACCTTCTGTAATCTGTGATTTAGTTGCAGGATATTTAGATGTTCCAGAAGAAATTACAGCTTTAGATTTATTTACAGCTTTGATTAAAGCCACCTGTGATTTACAGACACAAATAGATGTTATAGCTGCTCAAGTCTTAGATATAGAAGCTGATTACACTGTAGAGTGTTTAGATGGCGTAGTTGCAGATAGTGGTACACATGATATCCTTCAAGCTACTATTACAAAACTTTGTGAAGTGGATGCTGCTTTAGTAGCCCTTGCTTTAGATTTAGATACCAACTATGTAAAATTAGCAGACTTAAATGATTTAATTCAAGCCTATTTAGATAGTGTATCTCCTACAACACAACAAAGTGCAAAGATGGTTCCTTACACTGTTGTAGAATATTATGGTCCATTATCTAACTTTGATGCTGGTGGGGCAGGATTAGCATCATTAGGTTGGGATAAAATCTACTTATGTAATGGATCAAATGGTACCCCTGATAAAAGAGGTAGAGTGGGTGTAGGTGCTATAGCAGGAGTTCCTGGGGGAGCATTGAGCCCTGCAGTAGATCCAGCAATAGCTGGTAACCCTAATTATTCATTGAATGCTGTTGCAGGTGTAAATATAGTTACATTAACTACACCACAAATTCCAGCTCATACACACCTTAATACAGTTGCTATAACTGACCCAGGGCATACTCATACCTACACTACTGTATCTGGCATTGATTACCAAAGAGGAACTACTGGTACTGCATTTTTAGATTTTGCAAAACTAGCCAATACTTCTTCTACTGTTACAGGAATAGGAGTACAAGTTACAAATCAAAACTCTGGAGGAGGTCAATCTCATACTAACATTCAACCTGTTTGGGCTACTTATTACATTATATACTTACCTTAATACTTAAATCATATGTCTTGTTTACCAGGAATGCCTTGTTATGATGCTTACAGAATTGCATTTCCATTTTCATGTGGAGATCCCTGTCAGTCTTTGTGTCTTACAAGTGACAAGATTATATATAATGGACCAAACTTAGCATGTACAGGAATTCAATCTCAAGATAATCTAGAAATAGCATTACAGAAGATTGATGATAGAATGTGTTCAGATGAGTTTATTTCTCACATCATTGTTGCTATAGAAGACAATCCAGTATTAAAAGCTTATTTTTGTCAACTAGTATCTTCTTGTCCTATTCC